ATCGAGGTCAGCTCAGCTAGAATGCTACTGAGCGCAGTGCTCATGCCAGCTGCATGTTGACTGGTGTGTTGAATATTAAAATCGAGCTGGTTTAACCCACCCGCTGAGCTGCTACTTTGACTGCCCAGCTGTTCTATGCGCTGGCTGACTTGGCTTATGTTTGATACCGCGCCGCTGGTGTCTACGCCTATGCGGATGGTCAGTGAAGGCGAATTACTGGTCATAATTTATCAATGTCTGTTCGTTGCGATTTTCGATACAATGCAGTCATGAATACTTTTTTAAAATCCGATGAGTTCAATGCGTGGATACGTTCACTTAAAAACGAAGTCCTGAAAGCCAGAATTACCCAACGCATTCGCTCTGCACAATTGGGCAATTTCGGCGACTGTAAGCCCGTTGGTCAGGGCGTACATGAGATGCGCATACATACAGGTAGCGGTTATCGTGTGTATTACACCCGCAGCGGTGAAATCGTTTATTGGCTGCTCATCGGTGGCGATAAAGCCACGCAACAGCGCGACATTGAAACCGCCATAACACTTGCTAAACAAATTAAGGAGTCAACATGACTAATTTCACCCCGTTTGATCCAGCAGACTATCTTGACAGTGAAGAAGCTATTACCGAATACCTTAATGCCTCTCTTGAGGACAGCACACCCAATATGCTTAAGTGTGCAGTTGAAGATGTCGCCAGAGCGCGTATAAAACACGGTTTAGAGACCAAAGAACTCGAAGTGTCATAGGTTTTTCTGCTCACGCTTTTCCCGCACACCCAATAAAAACCCTGCTTCAATGGCTCTGATTTCATGCAGCAGGGTTAATTGTTCAGGAGTGCTTTGGGCGTAGAGTGCAATGACGTCAAGCACACTGCTGTAATTAAGTCCAATTACGCCTTCTATCGAATATTGCCACTGAGTTTGGCACGCTAAAAAAATCTCCACCGCTAGTTGTGCATCAAAGAACACCACAAAATCGCTGTGTTCTTGTAGCCGCTCTGGCACCTGCAACCCTATTCGAGCAAAATCTTCTTCGAGTTGTTTTTGAGCTTGCGGGCTTTGCATCGTTGCCAGATGATAGCCCGCCTCAGTTAGTTTTTTGCTTTGAGCGTTTTGTAGGTATCGGCTTGTGATTTGCCGTTCTGTACTGCCCAAAAGCCCTGCATGATGGGCAAGCGTATCCACATCTGCTCTGTCATGAACGTTTTGACTTCATCGCTAAAGGTCAGCGCATTACCTGCTTCATCTTTTAAACCATCCACACTGACAATGGCATCAAACACCAGTTGCGTTGCCAGTTCAAAATCAAAGTTCTCACTGGTGCTAGTTTGCAACTCATCAATTTCTTTAGTTTGCGCAGGTTTTAAAATTTTAAATTCCACGTCAAGGCTATGTTTTTTAACCTCAGCAAAGTCCAAGGCTTCTTCGATTTGTACACGGATTTTGCGCGTGTCTTTTTTACCAATGACTAGGGTCATGTGTGTTCTCCAGTAGGTGGTTTAAATAAGAAAAAAATTAAATAAAGGTTTTTGCAGTTTTTACAGTATGGTAATTTTGAGTTCATCATTGCCTGCATTAGTGGGTAAGAACACCAAGCCCACATCTAGCATGTCGTAGCCTTCATTGGAGGCATATTTAGGGGCATCGAGGGTGACACCACTGTTGGCACTTTCTATTTTGATTTTGTAGCCAGCTGTGGTGCCATGCGTAATGGACAGCGAGCCTTTGTTTGTTTTAAGCGCATCCTCAAAAAAGTTATGACCGCCTGTGCCATCCACACTGGGAGCTTCAAACTTAATATTGCCCTTGGGTTTTCTATCGGAAATCACCACATGCTGCCCACCTACCAATGTGCGCAGTTTCACTTCATTGGCTAAATCCACGGTGAGTGATTCCATCAGTGGAATCGTGCTTAAACCAAAGAAGCTGGTCAGTTTGGTGTTATCGCTTGAAACAGGCACGGGAGTTATGTCCTGATAATTAGCTGAGGGTATGGGTTGACTAGAAATGGTTCCCAATAGCCCTGTGAAAGTAAATTTCATGGTTGGGATTTTCTTCACCGTTAAATCAAAAGACACATTGCCGCGTGCGCCAAACAAAATATGCTCTGTGCCATCGTTGTGAAATTTAATCGTCAGGGATGCGCCACTGGTTAAGGAGCTGGGCGTAGACAGCGTATAAACAATTTGCCCTGCGGCAGTATTGGCTGAAAAGCCGCAGGCTTTGAGTAAATAATGCAGTGGCGGTAAATTAACTGTTGCCGTCACACCGCTACCCACGATGCCTGCGCCCGTGAGTTCCATTTCAAAATCTACTGAGGCTTGCTGCGTGACCATGATATTTTCGGCATTACCAAAATAGGGGCGAATGATATTGCGTTGCACGTTTTCACCCGACAGTGGGGTAATGTTGGGATTGCCGACCAGTATCTGGGTAAACCCTGTGGTTTCAGCTTTGCCGTAATTGGCTTCTTCTGCGATTTCGATGAGTCGTTTGCGCGTGAGTGACATGGTTTATACCTTTGGATATTTTTGAATTTGTGACTTTAGGGTTAAATAGGCGTGCGTTTACCCGTTAAAACATCAACGCTAAAACTGCCTGCTTGCCCCCAGTATTCATCTTGTTTCCAAACCGCCAGCAGTTCATCTTCGCTGAGTGGTGTTTTTTCTGAGTTGAAGTCGGGAATGGACACCGCAGTCGGTGTGTTTTTTGATTCTGTTTCCATCATGCTTGAACCTTTCGATAAAAATAACTGGTGGTAAACACATCACTCCAGCGCAGGGTGTAATCGTCATAGCCAATGAGCTGTCCTGCCACAAAATCCACAGGCAGTGCTGCATCGCTGGGTTGCCAGCCACAAAGTGCTACCCTGACTTCCTCACGCACCACTTCGAGTTCTTCATGTGCAGCAAAGCCCAGTGCATCGGATTTGTTGGTCACTGCCAGATAAACACCCACTTGCACGGTGATAGCTTGAGAAAAGCCACCTGATAAGGTGTTTTCCTTAGCGTTTTCTGCCATGGGAATCACAAACGCACACGGGGTTTGCAAGGTATTAGTTTTAGCGACTGCCATTTCAGCCGCACCAAATACATAATCACCTAAGTAAACAGGGCAATGCGTTTTTAGATGTGCAATCCATTCACTGATGCGCACTACAGCCTGCTTAAAAATTGGTCACTAAACAGCATCTGCGATGCGCTGAGTTTGGGAGCGCACAGCTGGTTTTCGCTTGAGGTGCTTTGTGCATTGACCTCACGCGGCAGTACCGCTTTGCCACTAGATAGATTCTTTAAAAAACTCACTGCCAGCTCGTAGCGTTTGGCAACGGCTTCTGTTGCACCTTCACGCATTAAGCGATAACGGGTGATGTCACAAGCAATGGCAATGAGCTCTGTTGGGATAGTCAGCAGGGGTAAGCTGTAGCGCAATCTTAAAAAGCTGTCGATTTCACTGTCTGCATCAACCATCGCTTGATTGAGAACAACCTGTCCAATTTGCCGTGAGCGGTTTAAGTCAGTGAGCTGGATTAATTCCTGCTCACCGAATCTATCGATTAAATCTTGCGGGGTGCAATAGCTCATAACACCTAATCCCATCAGTTCTCGGTTAATTTGATAACTGCCGCAGGGCGGGTACACAAATTGAGTGGATTAGACTGGGCTTCTAGGGCAATGCCTTTTTGCATCTCAAGGGGCTCTGCCTTAGCGTAATACGGCGCACCGATGGTGTTTACTGTTTCCAGATAATTGGCAGGGGCAAAACGAGTGATAAATAAATCCGCTACGCCACTGGGAATGGCATACGCTTCTGTGTCTGCAATTTTCACTGCAGAAGTGCCTCGATAGCGCATCCATGTGGCTCCACCAAAGGAAATCGGATTGCGTGGGTCATTGCGTAAATCCGCCGCAGCATTCCAGTTCAAAACTGTTTGTTTTAACGCATCGTGTTCGATAAAGGCTTTCCAAAAAGAGGCTCCGCAATACACGGTAATGCCTGTGTACGCTAAACCGTCCAATACTGATTCAATGGCATCAATGATTTGTTGCACTTTGATACGCACTTTGGTGGTCGCCGTGCCTAATGCCATGGCAACGCTTTGTTGCGTGACACCAAACTCAGTAAACAAAGACAACACATTGCCTGCGGCATCATAGAAATTACCTTGAATGGCAGCGAGTCGGTGCGCTTCGATGGTGTATTCGATTTGCCGTTTCATTTTGGCTAGTCGCTCATCTCGAATGGTGTTGATGGCTTGAAGTTGATTTTCTGTACCAAAAGCACGAACCCCTTGCACTTCGTCTGCCATAATCGTGGCTCGCTCAGGCAAATGCGGCACTTTAAAGGTGCGAATACTGCGTTTATCACCTGTGACTACTTGCGCTGGAGCATTGCGCGGTTGCACTGCCACTAAGCCAATGGTTTTACCATCGGATTCAATCGAGGCATCAAGCGTTGCTATGCCTGCACTTTGAAACAAACCGCTTTCAGCAATCACCGTTGGCGTGTAGGGCATATTGTTTAATGCCAGTGTTAAACTGGTCAGTGAAAAACCATCAGATTTAAAAGGGTCAAGTAACATGGCAATTAAGTTCTCACAATAATGTTAGCGGTTGCTAAACTGGCAATGGCAGCAGTTTTGTTGGCTGCGCTAATGCCTTGGGCATAAATCAATTTGCCGTCAAATACTTCTGCAAGCCGAGATACCACAACACAGGGCGTATCGCCTAAACTGGCATCGGTGCTATCACGCAAAATAGCCACGGCTTTTTGTGAACCATCATTGGCTGCGGGGTCATAAGCGGTGTATTTGCCCGAAGCGGTTATTTTGCCCAGCACCGTGCCAACAATAAGATTTTGTCCTGCCATTAAAATAACCTTATCAAGGGCAATGTCTTCATCACCGCCATCAAGTAAAAACTCTGCGCCATACACGCCTTCTAATTTCACGTTCATGATTGTTTACCAATGGCATTCATGTGCGAATAAATCGCGCTCAGGTTAA